CGACCAGCTCTGTGTCTTGCGGTTCATTGCAGATTTCCTTGAAGCGGCAGCCCCTGCAGTTCTGGGGCTTGACGTTGCGGACGGGGTAGATCTGGCCGGCGTCGATCTGGGCGATCTGGCGGCCCAAGGAGACGAGCTCCTTGCCCGACTCCTCGATCTCGACCGGAGTCAGGAAAACCGGCTCGCGGTGAGACCAGTGTCGCGCCGAGATCTGCTCGAGCGCCTCCGGTTCGGGCTCGACGTTGGCTTTCTGGCAGGCCTCGACGTACCGCTCCGGAGTGGTCAGTTGATCCTTGGCGTGGGAGACCGTACGGCGCACCGTGAAGGTGCCCTCGGGACCGCCGTTAGCGACCTGCTCTTTCTCAGAGGGAGGAGCACCGAGCGCTGTCGCTTCCTCGAAGCTGACCTCGATCCCGTCGTTTTTTTTCTGCGGTTTCACCCAGCGGGCGGGCTTCGGCATCGCGTTCAAGCGCTCATCAACGATCACCCCGGTCACCGGCTGGCCGGTCTCCCGCTGCCAGGCCCAGGCGTAGTAGCGGATCTGCCGCGAGTTGGCGATCAGCTCGAGCGCCGACAATTCGCCGCGCAGCTTGAACTCGACCAGCCAGGTGCGGCCCTGGGCGTCGGTGTGGATGCCGTCGAAGAGAACCTGCAGCCGGTAGCGATTGGAGTCGCCCGGGCCCGTTCGCGACGGCAGAGGGACGAACAGCTCGTGCTCGAGGCGGTCGATGGCGATCGGCACCGTTTCGGCGGCGTACTGCTCGAGGATGCCGCGCAGCTTGGCGACCGTGGCGCGATGGGCGTCGGCGTCATAGAAACCGGCCTCGCGCTGCTCCGTCGCGTCTTCCTCGAGGGCGTCGGCGAGGACGACGATCGCGGCGTCGAGGCGATCCTCCTTAGCGGCGTGGAAGGCGGCGACCGCGCGGCCCCAAGCGCGACCCTCGCGCAAGATGATCGGCGTCTCCTTCGAACGCAACGCCGTGCCGGCCAGATAGCCGCCGTAGTTGAAGTCCCACTGAGCCTGGCAAGTCAAGAGCATCGACTGCTCGGTGTAAGAAATGTCGCGCTTCATCGCTGGTCCTTTCGGCAGGTGTGTCGCTGGTAGGGAGTCGCATACGGCAGGGAGCGGCGCGGCTTGGCCCGATAGGTCCCGTGCGCCTTGTGGATCTCGAAGCTGGGCTCGTCGTTCTGCAGGACGGCGACCTCGAAGGCAGCTGACTCGCCGTCGAGCGCGGCCCAGACGATCGGACGCTGACATTTCGTGCAAGTTGCCGGCGCCATCAGGCCCGCTTCCTCGGCACCGGCAAGACGCAGACGCTACGGCGGCCGACAACGACGAAGAGACCCGGCTCCTCGAAGAACTTCGGCGATCGCCAGGCGAGCTTCATCAGAAAATGTCCTCCGGAGCGACCGAGTCCTGCCGGCCGGACTCGACGCTCTCGCCCTGTCGCTTCTCGAGCGCGTGTTGGCTCGCCGCCTCTTCGGGCGTCAGTCCAGAGCCCGGACAATTCACCTTGATCCGAGCACCGCGATCGTGAGCGTAGAAGGTGCCGTCCTGCTTCAGCCGGCGATGGCCCAAGCAGCAGGCGCACTGAGTGACATCAGCGCTCGGGTTCATACCGGGACCTCGACTTTGATCGGATCACTTGGGTCGCAGCCAATCCGCTTCGTCGGCCGACCGTGGCGGTAGCAGTCAACGTGCCAAGTAGTGGCCGACGCAGAGGCGCCTCCGGTGCCGGCGTAAGAGGCAATGACTTTCAGGCGATCACCGGCAGAATCCTCGACGTAGTCGCCGGACTTGACCAACGCGGCAGCCCGCTCGGTCCAATTGCCGGTCGGCTCGGTGAAGGGGGGATCAGAGCTCACCCGTCACCCTCTTCCTCGAGACGTTCCTGCTCGAGTTTGGCGAGCCGGTTGCGCAGGAAGCGGACCGTCGAGCCGTGAGCGGCGAAGAGGGGATTGTCTTCGAGGTCGGCGAGCTTGCCGTTGATGTCGGCGATCGGCGAGCGGATCTTGCGCTCACGCTTATCGCGCCGGAGCTGATTCTGTTCCTCCAACGCGCCCTTGCCGATCGCCTCGGGCTCACCGCGTAGGGAAGCGCCTGGGGACGTCGTGTAGGCGCTCTCCTCGGCGGCCTGGGCGACTGCGGCGGCATCCTCCATCGGCTTCGGCACGCCCTTACTGTCGTAGCTGCGTCGGATGGAATCGAAGTCAACCGAGTGGACGTTGGCGCGCAGCAGCCGCGGGCGCTGATCGAAGACCGTGTAGACCAAGACGTCCTGGCCCTGGCCCTCGGCGATGCCGACGATGCCGATCGAGAGGTTCCGAGTGCCGGGCACGTCGTAGACGTCACCGGGCTCGAAGGGACACTCGCCGGCGGGCACCGTGATCCGTGGCGTCTCCCCGGAGAAGAGGGCCTGGCGCTGACGACGATCGAGCCGAAAGACGTAGGTCGGCTTGCGTCGGAAGCGCGAGGCCGGCGCCGTCTCGACCTCACCGTTGGGCCGAGTGATCGTCACCCGCGTCGCCCTGCGGGAGACCTTCTTTTTCGCCCGGCTCACTTCCCGCTTGATCTGGCTGTCGGACTTCTGAATCAAAACGGGAACACCCGACCCTCGGTGCTGTCATGGGGCGGCGGCGTGTCCATTTTGATCGTCTCCTGCACATGCACCGGGTCCGGCGCCAGGGCTAGGAAACGGTGAGTCCGACTCGACTGGACCACGTTGATCTCCTTCGGCACCCCGTTCCTGACCTTCGCGTAGAACAGCTCGCCCTCGGGCAAGATGTGCGCCTCAGCGTCCTGCTTACGGTGCAGGAAGAGGACGGCGTGGGCGTTGGTTTCGAGGGCACCCGAGCCCTTCAGGTCGGCGAGCACCGGCCGCGGCTTCACCCCTTTGGGATCCTTCAGTCGGTTGCGATTCAGGTGCGAGACGGCGATCACATGGCAGTCGGCGCGGCCGGCGACCGTCGCGAGTCGACGGGAGATCTTCGACGCGGTTTCCGTTTCTTCGAAGCCGGGGATCTCGGTGACCGGGTCGATCGCGACGACGTCGTAATCGCCGAAGATGATCCGCTCGCAGATCTTGTCGGCGCTCCATTCGAACGCCTCGAAGTAGTCGAAGGGCAGTCGGCCATCGGCCTCGGCTCGAGCCTTCGCCAACTTGCGATGGTCGTCGGCGTCGAGGCGGTTGCGGAGGATCTTTTCGAGCGACACCCCGGTCTGCGAAGTCAGCCACCTGGCCGCTCTCTCCTCGCGTGACATCTCGGTCGCGAAGATCGCCGCCTTGTAGCCCTGGGAGTCGAAGGCGGCCATGATGTCGTCCAGCAACCAGCTCTTGCCCATGCCGGTCCAGCCGGCGATCACCGACATCTGCTTGCGCCGGTAGCCGCCAAGCACCGACTCGTTGAGGATCGCCCAGGGCAGCTCGAAGACCTCACCCTCCTCGTCGCGATCGAAGTGGTTGAACAGCTCGTCAAGAATCGCCTCACCCGACGTCGGTTCAGCCTCGATCGTGTAGTCGGAGGCGGCGAGCTGCAGGCCCTCCCGAACGAGCTCGGCCGAGCGCTCCTCGTCGGCCCGCTCACGCACGCCCCGCACGATCAGCTGCGCACCCTCGAGCTTGGCCCGCAGCTGGGCGTTTATCAAAACGATCCGGGCGTAGTGCATCGCGTTCCCCGGCGCCGGCACCTTGGCGACCAGGTCGGCGATCACGTCCTTGTGCGCGGGGATCTCGTTGCTGACCAGCAGCGAGTCCACGGCGCCACTGCGGACGGCGACCCTGCAGATGGTGGCGAAGATCTCGCGGTGACGATCGAGGTAGAAGTGCTTGGAGGTCAGGCCCGAGTCCACCCGCACCTGCTTCAGCGCCCGCTCGTTGACGAGCATCGCCCCGAGCACCGATTCCTCCATCTCGATATTGGTCGGCGGGGCGTCGTCCTGCCCCGGCATCGTCACCGAGCCCACTAGTCGCGCCCTTCTTCTTGCTCGCGTTTCATCCGGTCGGCTTCGGCGTTGACGTCGTAGCGCTTGGGTTTCTTGGCCTCGGCTCGAGCCAACTCGATCGACGCCTCGAACTGCGCGGCATTGCCGTAGATGATCCGCGGCGTCGGCGCCCCATTCCACCAATGCTCGCCGTTGGAGACCGCCTCGATCACCATCCGATGATGCTCGGCATTGAGCTTTGGCTTCTCGCGGATCCGACCGACGATCGGGGTCAGGTGCGGATCGACGGTGAGCGCGGTCCCAAAGACCTCGTTGAAAGATTCAACAACAGCAGCAGCGAGGATCAACTCCTCCTCCGAAACAGGCTTGGAATTGACCGTTTTGACAGGCGCCTTCTTCTTGGCTTTATCTTTTTCTTCTTGAGTAGTTGTGGGACTCTGTGACCCGGGGTCCCCTGGACTCTGTGACCCGGGGGTGGGACTCTGTGTCCCGGGCTCGATCAACACATAGAGGCTCGGGAGCTGCTTTTCTTCACGTCGCTCGACCCGAAGAACGCCGACTCGCTCGAGGGTTTTGAGGCCCCGCGAAACGGTCTTGGTTGACGTGCCTGAGTAGGAGGCAACCCGCTCCCTCGTCGCCGTGAAGCTGTCGCTGTCGGTGGCGATCTCAGGCCGAGAGCGCTGCTCGTTGGCGACCTCGATCAGAGCGTCGTAGACCGAGCGCAGACTGCTCAGGCTGGGATCGCTGGCGGTGACTCCCTCACGGATCGCCTTGATCGCCGCGATCGTCGTCCAAACGAAGGGAGCCCTTCGCTGGTCAGCGAGACTCACTCAGCCTCCACGAAACGGACCTGCTCCATCCGGCGTTTCGGGTGGTTGTCATGCATCGACCCGCGGCAATAGCCCTTCATCTGGCTCGCCGCTCCCTTCATCGGGACTTTGCCGATGTGCCGGCAACCGGGCTCTGGGCAAACGAGGAGCTCGACTTCGAGAGGCTTACTCACGCCGGCAGAAGGTTGTCGTCTACGAGGAAGTAATCGCGGGTCCAGTTGTAGCGAATGACGCCGCCACGGTCGGGGTCATAGCCGGCCGGCGCCGCGATGTGAGTGCCTGCCGCGGTCTGTTTGACGACCTGCGGTTTGGGGAGGAAGCAACCCTTGCCGGGGTCCCGAAACTGGTGCATCCCGATCGTCTCTTTCACCGCGATCTCCCCTCCATCGTTTGCCCCCTCGGCGTCGTGTGCAAGACGATCGCGAAGCTAGGGCCACGAGCGGACGGAAAGAAAAAGTCTCGCCGGCCGGACACAAACGGCCGCCCCTCGAGGACGGAGTGAGGGGCGGCCGTTGCGACCAGAGAACAAACGTGTGAAGCGGGCGAGACCCTACGCGGGATTGTCTGCTTCCGTCAAGGGTTCCATCGGGAGTCGCTCTTTTCGAGGGCGCAATTTGCGGCGAGCATCGGCGACCTCGAGCTGCTCGCCGCGACCCTTGCCGACGACCGCCGGGAAGCGCCGACTGACATCGTCAGGGCACTGCCGGCGCCAGTCGAAGGGCCTCACTGGATCGTCCCGTCCGGTTGATCTCCCGGCCCCTTTTTCGGCGGCGACCACCCAAGCTCACGGGCGACCGTCTCGAATTGATCGTGGACGTCGTACTTGCGACTCGACTCAATCCCCTTCTCGCCGTTAGGGAGGTCGATCTCCTTACCGTGGGTGATGCACTGCACGCGCCCAGAGAGCCCACCGACACGGATCTGTGGAGGGTCGAATTGGGCCATCACCGCTCCTCCTGGTGGACGAACTCCCGAGTGCCCTTTGCCTGGTTCTCGGGCGGGGTCCGGAACAGCTTGCCTTTGATCTCAGCGTGCTGCGCCATCGCGATCCGACGTCGGTTGGCTGCGGGCGTGTTCTCCTTCGATTTCTTCATCGACCTGGGCTCCCTTTCCCGCCGGCCACGGAGCCGGGGTTCGCGTTGTTGACCGGCATTCCCTCGGCGATGTAGCAGGCATCGCAGAGCACCGTCTCGCCGTCCCAGGTGCCGTCTTCGGCCATGCCGTCACCTTCGGGGTCCATCGCCGTCTCCGCGATCGGCTTCCCGTGCTCGCAGTTGGGCGACTTCCTCGAGCGGCAGTTGATCGTCTCGCCCTTGGGGATGCTCACGAGAGCAGACCCTCGGCGAGCTCGAAGGTCGGGTTGTCCTCGAGGTTGCCGGCGTCGCGGTTGTAGATCATCGTCGTCGTCGGCGAGGAGTGGCCGACCGCGAGCTGCACCTGATGCAGCGGCACACCGTTCTGCAGGGAGATCGTCACGAAGCTGCGCCGCAACGAGTGCGGTGAGAGCGCCGGGTTGACGCCGGCTTCCCGAGCGAGCTTCTGGACGCGGTCATAGACGGCCTGCCGCGAGATCCCGAGCAGCGGCTCCGCGACCTCACCTGCCCGGTTTAGCCGTGCCAGGAGCGGCCCGGACGGGCGCCCCCCGAGGAAGTCGTCCACAGCGAGGCCCACAGGGGGCGCCAGGGGGACGACACCGGCCTTGGAGCCCTTGCGGGTCACCCTGAGGGTGCGGTGGCCGCCAGAGGCCCCCAGGTCCGGTACAGCGGCCCCTATCGCCTCTGAGGCCCGTAGCCCGTTGAGGCCCAGGAGGGCGATCAGCAGGAAGTCGCGGGGGCTGGTCTTCTGGGCGATCGCGAGCAGCTTTCGCAATTCATCGCGGTCGGCCCAGGGAGTGGTCAGCTCGTTCGGCATATGGATTCTCCTTCGGAAGGCCGGACCCCCTCGGCCCGACGTTGGCGACACCCTACCGCAAAGTGTGCCCACACTCCGGTAAGGTTTCCCCGTTCACTCAAACCAGCTAAGGAGACCGAACGTGTCAGCAACGATTGAGAAGGTCCGTGACGTGCTCTCGTCGTCACTCGAGGAGCTCGACAGTGAACGGGCGAAGATCAAGAGCGCGATGGATGCGCTCAGCCCCAACGGCAAGCGGCCGGCGCCCGCTCGAGCATCCCGCCCCCGCGGCCGGCGACGGCGACGGGGCGGCACCCGCATCGACCAGGCCTTGAAGCTGATCGGCGAGCAGCCCGGGATCAGCGCCAAGGAGATCGCCGAGTCGATGAAAATCAAGCCCAACTACATGTACCGGGTGCTGGGCCAGCTCGAGAAGGACAAGCAGGTAGTGAAGAAGGGCCGGACCTACAAAGTGCCCGGAGTCAAGGACTAGGCAGCAGCGATGGCCGACGACCCTCGCCTTGAGCTTGTAGACGTCAAGCGCTTGGTCGCCGAGCTCCCCGACAGCGCCATTCTCGGCCTCGCTGAGGGTGCGTTGTCGGGGCGGCTCTGCCGGGTGTGCGGTGTCCTGCGCGCCCACCTGACCTTCTACGAGGCCGCCAGGGTGCTGCACGCCTGGCATGAGTTCTTCGCCGAGACGCCGGCCCTCGACACGCTGACCGGGGCCTGGCGCAACCGGGCCACCGAAGAGGAGCGCCACGAGCACCGCAGAGCCCTCGGTGAGTGGAAGTCCGTCTCCGGCACTCTCTCCCATGCACGGTGCTCGGTGATCTACGCAGCAGCCGAACTCGAGCTAGTCCAGAGGACGACCCCCGACTAAGCGGCAACGGGGAGGGCACTGCGCCGGCTCCGCTCGGCCAACGCCCCTTCACTGCCTTCGGCCGCCCGACGTCGCAGCTCGATCTCGCCGCATGACGTCAACGAGCAGTCGGTGACTTCTTCGACGGTGACGATCTCCGCGGCCCGTCGCTCGAGCGCCGAGAGGGTGTCGATCGCCGCGTTGGAGATCGCCTGAAAGCGCTCGTCGTGGCGCATCGACCGTCGCAGGTCGACGGTGTCTTCGAGGATGCCTTCCGCTTTGCGCTGAGCGCCTATGTGCCGTAGCTGTGCCATGCCGGGCACTGTAGCCACGGCGGACGGACGGAACAGACGACGACCGCCCCTTCCAGTGCATTCGCGTACGTCGGAGACCGGAAGGGGCGGGTAGTCGCGGCGCGGAGCCTAGTGGATCAGGCGGGCGTCTCTTCCTCGGCGTCCGCGACCGGCGCGTAGATCAGCTCGAACTCCTCGGTCGCGATCGCGTAGGGATAGCCCCGCGCGTCGATCGCCAGGTAGCCGTCCTCGCAGAGGAAGGGCTCGTTCTCGGACTCGCTGGTCTCGACCCGGAACGGGGTGTCGATCTTCAGGGCCTTGGTCGCGACTTTCTTCTGGAACTCGCCCCAGGCGTTGCCCCCCGGCGCCGAGAAATCGACCGGGATGTTGTCCTTGCTGTAGAGGGGCATTTCTTGACCGTTCTCCATGCTGGGATCTCCTTCGGTTGCTGGTTAAAAGTGCGGCCCCCCGGGTTCACCGCATCCTTGTTGCTCTCCGGGGGGCCGCTTGCGCCGGCAACCTATCACGGCCCCAGAACGACAAAAGCCCCCCGCCCCGAAGGGCGAGAGGCTCGTGCCGCATGAACGAAGGAGCATCCGAAGGGAGCTTCCCCGCGAGCAGCCTACCAGGCCAGCCTGACCAGGGTCCTCGGTATGTCGGGCGTCAGATCGGGGACCAGCAGCTCGATCGCCCCGAATTGGTAATGCTCGGGGGTGTCGTCGGGAAGCCAACCACCGTTGACCAGGGCGTCTCCCAGGGCCTTCTCGAGGACCACCCTGAAGTTGCCTTCGTCCCGTCGCCGCTGCAGGGTGAAGAGGAGCTGGGCCGTCGCCGCGACGCGCTTGAGTTCCCGCGGCACCCGCATCTCCATCAACGCGATCTCGCAGTAGCTCTGCCAGTCCTGCTTGGCCTTGCGCACCTTGGTCCAGTGGGCGTGGGCCTGGGTGTTGTAGGAGGGCGGGGTGCCGGGGATGTTGAGAGTGACGACTGTGGGCGTCACAGCTCGAGGTTGAGGATCGCATCGACGCTGTTGTGCAGCAGCCGTTTGATCTCTTCGCCGTAGCCGAAACGCTCGGCGTTGGCCTCGATCGAGATCCTGATGTCGCCGTTGGCGTGCCGGCGGGAGGCCGCGATCCAGTCGCAGAGCATCTCCGTGAGCTGCGGCAGGTTCATCGCCTTGATCCCCTCCTCGCCGAAGTGCTCGGGGTGGTGATCGTTGGCCCGGTAGTGGTGCTCGAGCGCAGGCCCCATATCGGCCAGCGCCTCCTTGTACTCGGGACTGTCGTAGGTGACTTCGCTGAGCCGCTTGGTCACCCGATCGAAGACCGCGACCTCCGGGGAGCCGAGTTTCGATTGGTCGTGGCGGTGAGCCCGGTCGATGAGGTTGCCGACCACCCCGAGCACGAGGCCTCGCACCTGGCCTATGTGCTCGTGGGTGTCGGGTCGCGAATCGAACATCAGCGCCGCGCCGCGTCCACGAAGCGGGAGACGATGAATGGGCCGAGGCCGACGACCAGGCCGGCGACGACGGCGATCTCCGGCGGCACGCCGTTGGTCACGAGCAGGCCAGTCACGGTGCCGGTCAGGACTACTCCCGACGCTGACTCGGTCGGGCGATTTGCGAGCGTGTTCTTCATGCGTATGGACCTCCCTCGAAGAGACGAGCCTCGGCGTTCCGACGTGTCTTCAGGCCGGCAACCTCAACGCCGCCGGCATGGTCCCACTTCTTGAACTCCTCGGCCGCGCCCCTGTAGTTGCCCTGATTGAGCTTCTTCAGCAGCGTCGATTCCGCCAGTGCGCCTGCTCCCAGGTTGAAAGTGAAGCTGCCCAGGGCGTCGAGCTGCTTCTGGCTCAGGTGGACGGTGACGAGGTCGAGGACCGCTGTCACCGCGGTCTTCGTGTCCTTACTCAGCAGTCTCAACCCCTGCGCGCGAGTGACGTGCTGACCGGACTTGACGCCGCCCGTGTGGCCGAAGGCGATCGTCCAGACCTGGCCCAGCGCATCCCAGTAGGCGTCAGCCCTGAAGCCCTCGAAGCCGCCGATGAACTTGAGCCCGGCCGCGGACATTTTGGTCGGCTCCGCGACGCCCGGGTGCTTGGCGCCGTGGTGAGGCTGAGGCTTCTTCTTACCGCCGAAGACAGCTCGGAAGAAGGCCCGCCAGCGCTTGGGCTTGTGGGCGAAGTTCAGGTGGTGGAACTCGCTGCCCGAGGGATAGGGCCGGTAGAGCGTCCAGCCGTGGCGCTTGGCCGCGGCGATGACCTCTTCGACCTGTTCGTCGTTGACGTCGATCCCACATTTCCACCAAGGCAGCTTTTCGTGAAGCCGGCCGACGACGCCATCACCGAGCAAGATGTGCGTGCCTCGATCGGGGGGGTTCGCCATCCCCGCCGGCAGTTCGGCAAAGAGCTCGGCCTGCGTGTGCTTGCCGAAGCGGTGGAGGATCCCGGCGACGTCCTCGCCGCGGTAGATCGAGTTGTAGGTGCAGCCCGTCTCTGCCTTCAGCTTTTTGAGCAGCGGGAAGAGGGGCTTAGGGCACGGACACCCGTCAATGACCTCGTAGCGCATGGATCTCCTTCGGTTGGATGCTCATCGGATCAAGAGGGTCCTCGGGGCATCGGACGGCTAGCAGGACAAGCCGCTGAGCGACGTGACCGCCGTTTCCTGCCGGTGCGCGCCTTCACGGATCGTTTCCGGGGTGATCCCGGGCACGCCTTCGGGGTGTTCGAGCAGGAAGTTGTTGGACGCCGCCGCCTCTTCGGCGAGGTTGGCGCGGAAGGTGCACAGGGCCTTGTTGGCTTCAGCGCTCTGGACGTAGATGTAGATGTAGCCGCCGAACTGCAGCAAATAGAGGACCACGGTGGCGATCACCAAGACCCGCAGAGTGCGGATGATCGAGTCCAGCATTTCGGCAGGGGGGGCGGTCGAATCAGTCACCGACATTCTCCTTTTCTAGGACGCCCACCTTCTGCAGCAGATGGTCGTTTTCGAGCGTCAGACCGTGGTTCTTGACTTCGACCTCAGCGACGCGCCTTTCGAGATGGACGACAAGGTCATTGAGTTCGTTGATCCGTTTCTGCGACCAGTCCCTGATCGAGCGTGACTCTTCCCAGAGATCGGTGGCGTCGGAGGTCGCGATCTTGCCCGAGAACTGCCGAGCGGCGACGAGGTAGGTGACGAGCGGAGCAGCGAAGAGGGCGATGATGCCGAGTAGCGCGATCGCATTCACAGGTGCTCAACCTCCCATGTACGGGTTACCCGAGGAGCCGGCACTGGCTTTCATGTACGGGTTGGTAGCAGCGCCGGTCGTCGCTTTCATGTAGGGGTTGGAGCCGGCAGAGGCGGCGCCCGGACCGGTTGTCCAGGCTTCTTCGACCGCCTTCAGGAGTTCCTTTTGCACCGCCGAGAAGGGCTTGCCCTTGCCATAGGTCGGCTGCTCGGCCTTTTTGACGAAGCCACTGGCAGCTTCAGAGCCGTGGATCTGTTCGATCACGCTCTTCAGCTTCTTCGGCTGCGGGGTGCCGCCGGGACCGCCGTAGAGGAGGTCCTGCACCATCGCCGAGTCGAACGGGCCGGGGACGTGGCCTTCGCCGTACTTCTTGGCGAACTCTTTGCTCAGGTGCTCGGAGCCGTGCAGCTTGGCGGCCGACTGCGGCAACGGCGGCGCGATCAGCGAGCGCAGGCCGCGGTTGGGATCGAATTTTTCGTAGGCCTTGGAGGCCGCCGAGCGTTCGGGGGCGCCGAGTGCTTCGAGGATCTTCTGCGAGATCGACGTGCCGCCGATCAACGGCGTGCCGTCCGGAGCGTTGACCCTGACCGGCGCCGGCATCGCGAGCAGCTGTTTGATCGCCGCGTAGCCGGCCGGCAGCGACGACTTTTCGCCGCTCAGCGGTTCCTGTCCCGAGAGCGCCGTGTAGCCGGCGGCGACCAGCGGGTTCGCCGAGGAGACCACCTGGCCGACGTTGCCGGTGGCGAGCACCTGGGTCAGCGGCGACTGTCCGGGAGAGATCCTCGAGCCCGCCGGCAGGACCGCTTTCTTGCCGCTCGGCGTCGTGTAGGCGGGATAGGCGTAGTCGAGCGGATTTGACGGTTTGCCGCCGATGATCTTTTCGATCTGATTCGAGTTCTGCTGGCCGAGCATGTAGGCCAGCGTCGCCGTCACCGGGTGTGTTTTCGGGAAGGTCCAGAGCGTCCAACGCAGCGAGTAGCGCAGGAAGCCGTAGAAGATCGCCAGCGGCGCGTAGGTGCGCTCGAAGTGGGAGAACGCCGTCCAGTTGCCGGCGATGTTGTCCACGTAATCTTCGAGCTTGGCTTTCTGGGCGCGGCCCTCCTTCGTCCCCTCGAGCCAGTTCCAGAGCTCCTCCCGCGATTTGCCCCTGAATTTGCCCGAGAGCTGGCGCTGCTTGTCGAAGAGGCCGGTGAGCCCGGCGTGGAAGCTGCGGAAGCGTTTGTCGGCCTCGAGCGCGTAGAGCGTCGTCCGGTAGACGTTCTGGCGCTTGGCATCGATCCGCCCCAGGGTCCGCAGCTTGGCGAAGCTGAGCGCCTCTTTCGCCGATTTGCCGCGGGTCAGCTCCTTCGCGCCCTGCTCCCAGAGCGCCGGGGTGTAGGTCTCCTGCATATCGAGCGGCGTGCGCAGAGCGGCTGAGGAGATCGGCGCCGCGCCGGCTGTCGCTTCGAGCGCGATCGCACCCTCGGGGTTGTTCTTGTGGTAACGGTGAATGTCGCGGAGGACCTGCGGTGCCTTCAGCAGCGCGTCGGGGTGGGCGAGGATGATCGGGATCCCCTCGGCGACGGTCTGGGCGACCTCCCAGGCCGGGTTGGTGGCGAGGATCGAGCGGTTGGCGAGCCGGCTGCCGGCGTTGAGCGCCTGGACGATCGCCGAGTGCTCCGGGGTGATCTGCAGGCGGGCCTCCTTGATCGCCTCGCGCGGGATCAGCACCCAGGGCTCTGAGCCTTTGACTTTGCCCTCCTCGGCGTCGCGCAGCAGGGCGTCGAGCTTGCCCTGTTTCTCGGCCTCGGTCAGGTAGGGATCCTTCAGCGCGTTCTTCCACTCGCGGTAGGCGAGTCGGCCCCAGGAGTGCGGGTCGATCTGGCCGCCGTTGGGATGAGCGGCGTCGCGCCTCGAGGTGATCGCCTGCCAGTCCTTTGAGCCCTGGCCGACCATCTTCGATTTGCCGTCGATCGTGAACGGGGTCTTGTAGTGCTCGACCAGGTTGCGCATGAAGCGCCGGCCCGACTCGCGCTGGCGCGGCAGGTCGATCGTGCCACGGACGTAGCTTTCGAAGCTGCGATCGAGTTTGCCTTCTTTGGCGAGCGCGCCCGTGCGCATGTGCTCAACCCGACCGGCCGGCGTCGGGAAGGGATTCTCAAAGCCCGAGCCGTGACCGGGAGCCTCGGCGTGGTGGGTCCAGATCGCCGGGGCAGCACCGGCCGCCTGGCGCGCGGCTTCGACCTTGGCCTTGTACTCGCTGAGCAGTCGCGAGTCATACGGTTTGCCGGCCGAGCGGTCGATCGAGACACCGGGTTTGGTGAACGGCTGCTCGCCTTTGTAGCGGGGGCCTTTCGCACGGCCATAGGTGAGCGCGTTGCGCAGTGCCTTCGCGTGGGCTTCCAGCTCGCGGGCGTCGCGGTAGTGCCGTGCGACCTCGGCTTTTTTGCGGTCCTGCAGTTTGCCCTTCATGACCCGGGCCTGGACCAGTTTGTCGTGGCCGACGCGGCGCATCGCCTTGGCTGTCTTCTCGGCCACGGCCAGATCCTCGTAGGCACCTTTGCGGTCGGGGGCGAGGGTCAGGTCCCGGGCACCGTGGGGAACCGCGTGCTCGGGCCGGGTGACGCCGAGCAGGTCTCCCTGTGCCATCAGCCGCGCCCGCTCGCCCTTGCCGACCAACGCCGCCGGCAGAGCCCTCGAGTTCGCGTCGGCCGCTTTCAGGGCAGCCTTGAAGTGAGGGTCGCGCCAGAGCTCGGGGTGGCGATCCATGTAGTCGAGCGCCTTGACCAGGTGCGGATCCCCGGGGCCTCGAGCGCGCACCTGGGCGGCCATGTGCTGGTTGCGGATCCCGTACTCGGCCGCGGCCTGGAAAGCGACGTCGGAACCCTTCGGCGCCTTCGCCATGTGGTTGGTGATTTTCTCGCGGTGGGCCGAGCGCGCCATCCGGAACGGGTTGTCGGTGCGCTGCTTAATCAGCGCCGTCGTCTTACGATCGTTGTGGCGGCCGATCACACCGAGGACCGGCTGCTCGACGCCCTGGGGCGCGTGGCGGACGCGGCGGTTGAGCTTCTCCGATCGTGCCGCGACATTCCGTCGTGTGTCGCCGGCGACGCGGCGAACGGTTCCGCGGACCCGACCGTAGGCCTTGGTCCGGGTCAGCGCCGGCAGCGGGGTGACCAGGGCGAGGGAGCCTTCTTTACGGGCGGCTTCTTCGGCCTTCTTCGCCGAGCCCGAGAACGCCTGGCCGGCGATGTGGGCGATCCCCTTGGCCTGGTCCGCGGCGGTGTTCTCGAGGTACTTCGGGTTGCCGTGGATCGCCGAGAGCCCCGCCGCCTCGGCGATCGCGGCCGGCCCGGTGATCGCCGCGGAGAGCGATCGTCCCGTCGTCTGAGCGGTTTCCACCGGGTGGTGGATGACGGCGCCGACTGAGCCTTCAGCGAAGGCCCTGGCGCGCTGCGTCGCGTCTCCCGGCAGGACACCCGGTGGGAGCGCCACAGCAGCCCCGTAGCCCGACCGGGCGGGGTGGTGGGCCGCTGAGCGCGCAGAGGCCCTGGCAGCCGCTCTGCGGCCCTCAGGGGTCGTTGCGGCGTGCTTCAGGTCCTTCGGGGCCGTTTTAACGCGCTTGACGGCCCTGGCAGGCGCCGTTCGGACCCTCGTCGGCGTCTCCCGGATCCGGGTGAGACGTTTCGTCGCGCCTCGCTCGAGCGCCCTCCCGGCGCCTCCGGCGAGGGCCTTCAGCCCGTGGCCTGCGACTTCAGCGCCGGCCGCCGTCTCCTTCGAGGCCAACTTGGAGCCGAGCGCCTCGACTCCGGTCTTGCCGGCGAGCCCGGCCAACCTGGCGCCGGCACCGAGACCCGCAGTCGCCGCGGTGGAGATCGCCAGTTCGGCGACCGGGTCCGCAGTCGCCCCGCCGGAGCTGCCCGCGCCACCCGCCGCCTTCAGCGATTTCTCATAGGCCCTGGGCGCGACCCTGGCGAGCTTGCGATCGGGGAAGCCGCCGCTGCCTTCCGGGCTCGGCTGGTGGGCCTTGAAGAGGGCCTGGGAAGCGAGCGCGTGGCGCAGTCCCCGGGCCGCCTCCCGCATCGCCGGGTTGGGATGCTTGGCCAGCACTTTCTGGGTGTGCTGCAGGGCTTGGATCGGGGTGCGGATCGGCCCCGGAGATGGCGAAAGCCGCCGCAGCTTAGGCCGCGACGGCTTCGTTACAGGCTTGGCGATATAGGGATTGTGGAGCGGCGGGGGCGGCTTGACCTTCGGCGGAGCCACCCGCTTAGGCGGCTTGGCTGCCTCCTTCGCGAGGCGATCGAAGGTCCCGACGCCGAATGCCATCGGCTACCTGCGCGCCCGTTCCATCGCGAGCCGGGTCGGGTAGGGATTCGTCGCGGCCGCGGTCTGTTCTTGCTTCATCTTCGCCACCGCGGCACGGGCCTCGGCCGGGCTGACTTCGGATTCGGCGCGGATCGCTTCTTCGAGCTGGGCCCAACCCTGGGCGTTGGTCGGGTAGCCGTGACCGGAGGCCTTGACCAGGCTGTGGCCGGAGGCGACCGCGTTCTGATGACCTTCCTTGATCGCGTTGCGCTCAGAGGCCGTCAGGCCGCCGCCGGCACCCGTCTGCTTGTAGTGCCTGGCGGTGGTCTGCTGCGAGCGGCGAGCGGTCGCGGCGTTGCGCCTCGAGACCGTGATCCGTTCCTGGGCCTGTCGCGCGGAGATCTTGCCTTCGTTGACCTCCCGCTGCAGGTTGGCCTGGGTGACCGCGAGCGAGGCCGCTGCCTGCTGAGAGGAGATCGCGGCTTCTTTCTTGGCCTGTTTGAGCTTGCGCTGTTCGAGCGAGTAGCCGCGATCGGATTCGCGGATTTTCTCCATGTTGGCGACCTTCGCCTGTCCCTTTTCCTTGCGGGCGGCGCCGACGTCCTGAAGGATTTTTTCCCGCCGGGCGCTCTCTTCGCCGCGGGCCTCGATCCCTTTCATCCGGGCCGCTGTACGCCGGCCGCCGAGAGAGGCGAGGTAGGCAGCCTGGGTGGCGGCGATCGGAGCGTTGAGGGTCGCCCTCGAGCGATCCGCTGCAGCGCCGGCCTGGGCAGCCTGGGTGAGCCCGGCGGTGTCTGACGGGCCCCCGACCAGGGAGGAGACCGCAGCGTCTTTGCCGGCCAGTTCCGACACCTCGCTCTTACCGCGGGCGCCGGCTTCGGCGAGCTGCTGGGAGACCGCGTCCTGAGCGGTTTTGAAGGCGGTGTTGCCGGCGGCCTCTGAGCCGGCGTAGTCGCCCGCGAGCTGGCCGTACCACTTGCCGATGTCGGCCTGCCGTTTGCGCGAGCCTTTCGCCTGCTGACGGCCTTCGCGGATCGCCGGGTTGAATTCGGTCCCGGCCTCGGCGTTGGCGATCCGGCCCGCGGCCTTGCCCGTGTGCGGCTGCAGGAAGGCACCGACACTGTTACCCCGACGCGCGGCACGGCCCTGGCGAGCCTGGCTCCCCGCCTGCTGAATCACCTGACTACGGGTGCGAAGTGGCATTAGGCTCTCCCTCTGTGGGTTGTCGCGGGTCGACGGACGAGGCGTTTACCAGGCCGGCCGACCGCAAGTGGCGCGGGTTCAGATTCGAGGGCGCGGTTGAGGGCGCCTTCCTTGATTTTGTCGAGACCGAGTTCGTACTCGCGATTGGTTTCGTCGGTCCCGCGCTGGAAAGCGGCAGCCTGCAGAGCGTCCTTGGTGGTCAGGGCGTTGTAGCTGCGGTCATAGGCGCTCGAGATCTCACGCTGGGCGTTGAGGGTCGAGCCCGAGTAGAGGCTGTTGCCGGCGGTGTTGAGCTGCCCCCTCGAGTTGGCTTCGCGCTGACGTTTGAGCATCGCCGCATCCGAGTAGGGATTGTCGGCACCGGCCCCGAGACCTGACTGTTCTTCCTCGGCGTTGCGAGCAGCAGTCAGGTTGGCCCCGGTCGCCGCCCTTTCGAAGCCGGCTTCTGAGGATTCGCGCTCGGCCTGCGAATCCCAGGGCGAGACCGTTTTGGTGAGGCGACCAGGGCGAGCCGGTCCCGGGCGGCCGGTCTGCCCCCGAGCGCCGGCCGCGGGATCCCCGGCACGGGTGCCGCCACCGCGCGGGCGGGCGGCCATGATCTGCTGCTGGCGGGCGGGGATCAGCGTCATCTAGTAGCTCTGCCCCGGTGGGTTCATGAAGCCGCGGCCCTGTGGGTTCGTCTTGCCGCCGCCGAGTTTCTGCTTGGCCGCGGAGAGCAGCGATTTGCGCTGCGCCAAGAGCCGCTGGTTGAGCGCCAGGGCTTTCGGGTCGTTCGGGTTGGCGCTGAGCTGCGTGCGCGCTTTCTGCGCCGCTCCGACGCCGCCAAACACTTTCTGGCGCCAATCGGCCCCGTAGGCCTTTTTGAAGGTCTGCCGCTGTTGCATCGTGCGCCGCGCCTGTTGAGCGGTGATCGTGCCGGCGTTGACCCGGCGGGTGAGCTGGCGACCGAGACCCGGGCGTTCGCTGCCACCGAGGCCGACACCACCGCCGCCACCGCCACCACCTGCAGCGGGAGCAGCGGTTCCACCATTCCCCGCAGCGGGCCCCGACGACGGCGGGCCGCCGAAGCCCGGGGGTGTGCCGGGCGCGACTCGAGGAGGACGAGCTGCGCGCCCGGCACGAGAAATTTCCTGTTGGCGGGGAGTTGGACGTCCCCGCGGCACTGCGTTGCCTAGACCAGGCATATCGATGCCTCCTTGGGATTGAGATGAATGAAGTTCACTAGCCGACCCGGACCGGATCGACGTACAGACGACGTCGCGCCCATTTGACGGTGTAGTTGCCGACTGTGCGCCCTTTCTCGATCACTTCCGCCGATTTGGCGACGCCGAGCTGCCGCGTCTTTTTGATGATGTCGGCACCGAACCCGTTGGCGGCGTTGTTGTTGGCCGTCGCGGACCAGTTGTCGCTGGCGGCCGTCGCCCCGATCGCGTAAGAAAGCAGCCCCTGAGAGTTGATGGTGGCCGGCAAAACCTGGGCCGCCTCGATCGAGATGTCGTAGTCACCTTTCAGCGGCACCGTGACTTTGAGCGGATCAGTGGGCAGGGATTTGTAGGCGGTTTCGTTGGTGAGTTCTCGTGTTTCGTTGGACTGAGCCTCCATCGGAGGGCCGCCCACCTTCTTCCAGGGAAATTCGCCTTCACCGTCGTAGACCAGCTCCCAGATCACCCCGTTGGTTTTGTCGGCCTGGAAGAAACAACGATCGCCGACGACGGGTGTGCCGGGCAGAGCGCTGACGATCCCGGAGTCACGCTCTTTGCGCAGCGAGCTCAGTTGGAGGAATTCCGACTTGCCTTCGTTGTCGAGGATCGTCCGTTCGAGCGCACCGACGACGGCCTTCAGCCTGGCGACGGCGGTGGTCGCCGACGATTCGATTACGAGCGCCGCGTTGGTCGAGAACCCGTTGACGATCGCCTGTAGCTTCCGAAAGATCCCTTCCCTGGTACCGACAACCTTCTCCGGGAAGGTGCCGCCTTCAGTTTCTTCCCATTCGACGGAGACGCCCTGGGGAAGTTTGTGAGGGCCGGGTTCACCCGTTTCACCTTTTGCGCCGGTCGCCCCGAGGTCCCCGGTGCGGCTGAATTCGACCATCACTTCAGCTTCGTTTTCGATCGCTTCGCCTTCGGAGATCGCTTCCGTCGTCAGCTTGTCGAACGCGCCTTCATCGACGTTGGCTCCGGTAATTGCGAAGACGATGAACTTTTTCGGGTTGGAGACCTGGCGGACGGTCAGGTAGCCGCGTTTGGTCGTGGTCGAGTCATCCCAGGTGGCGATCAGCGCCGCGATCCCATTGCCGTCGAGGTCGGTCTCGGAGATCCGCGTAAGCGTCTTGCCGGCGGTGGTCTTGATCCTCCCCGCCGCAGGTTCAGTGGCTTCCGTATTGGTCAGCCATTTGTAGTGCAGCGCACCCGCTCGCCCCGTCGCCCCTGCAGCACCCGCAGCACCTTCGGCGCCTTTTTCGCCTTTGGCGCCTTCAGCACCTTTTTCACCCGTGGCGCCTTTTTCCCCTGTCGCACCTTTTTCTCCGGTGGCACCTTTTTCGCCCGTCGCCCCTGTCGCACCAAGATCTCCGGTGCGGAAGAATTCGATCGTGCAGACGTCGTTGTTGGCCAGCCCGTTGCTGGCGACGTGAGCGACAGTGAAGCTGTCCCAGGTGCCGTTGTCGTTGAGGATCCCCGACGTCTGGAATATCGCGAAGACGGTGGGCGCTCCGATTTTGCGAATGACGAGCGTGCCCTTGATCGTGGAGGTCGAATCGTCAATCGTCGCCAGGTAGGCCGCCAGGGCGTTGGCATCGCCGTCCGTCTCGGAGATCCGGAAGACCGTGGCTTCCGAGAGCGTCGTTTTGTTCAGCTTGAACTTGCCGGCACCCGGGTCAGAGGATTCGGTGTTGGTCAGGTAGGTGTACTTGACCCCGGCGCTACGGCCTTCGGCACCCGTCGCCCCTGCAGCGCCGGCTTCACCTTTTTCCCCTTTGGCCCCCGTTTCGCCTTTTTCCCCTTTGGCTCCGGTCGCGCCTTTTTCGCCTTTGGCGCCTTCAGCACCTTCCGCGCCCTTGTCACCCGAGCGGACGAAGAGGATTTCGATCCCGTTGCGCTCGACGCCTTCTTCGGAGCCCCCACCGAAGTTGCCGTGAAGGACTACCGGCGTGACCGGGATTTTGAAGAATTTTTCGACCGGCGGTTCGAATTCGCTGCCTTCTTTGAGGACGGCCGCCCCGGTGATCCGGAGGATCCACAGCGAGGACGGGTCCACCTGGGGCTGACGGACGAGCAGGTAGCCGCGGTCGGCGGTGGTGGTCGAGTCGTCCCAGCTTTCGAGGAAGGCGGTGAGATCGAGGCCCTCGAGATCGTGGGTGGCGATGCTGACCTGCCCAAACGGTTCCGTCTGCAGGAAGAAGGTGCCGGGATGATGTTCGGGCGCCGAGCTGGCGGTGCGGTTTTCGTAGTGCAACCACTCCGCGTCCGCGTCGGCTTTGGCGATGTCGGCGGGTTGGATCGGGAACCACTGCTCGAGCGTCTCGAAGTTTTCCTGATTGCCCGCCGACTGGCGGATCAGCTCGCCGAGCAGCTTGCGCAGCCCTTCGTCCTCGACGCCGGCAAGACTCTTCCGCTCGACCGCGGTCAGGTGCGGAGGGCCCGAGCGACCAACACGAGCCTCGACGTCACGGGCGGGAAGCGGTTTGGTCACTTCTCGGTCCCCGGGACGCGGTCCTCTCTGACGTAGCGAGTGAGCCGCTGCACCGACCAGGGCGCTTTACCGGAGAGCTTGTGGCTGAGCACCGTGGCCGTCTGACCGAGCTGCTTTTGCTGCTGGGCGATGGCGGGAGCGGCGCCGAGTTTGAAGGTCTTGGCTTTGCCGACCGCCTTGAAGTCCTCGCCGATCGCCACGTCCACGTTGCCCGTGCCCCAGAGCTTCAGCTCGGTCAGCGTCTTTTCGTCGGGGTTGCCGATGTCATACCCACCCGACTGCCAGAACGGTTCCATTTCGACAACGGGGTCGAGGTTGGTGGCGGGGTTGTAGAAGAAGACACCCTTGTGACCGGGGCCGCCGGAGAAGAAGAGGAACGGACCGCCGTTGAAGGTCGGCGACCAGATCATCGCGCCGTTCAGTTCGGTCTTCCAGTAGGTGGCGCGGCCCGTGGTCAGGTCCAGTTTCAGCACCCGCTTAATCAGGCTTTCACCTGCTTTTTCGGGGAAGCCGACGAAGAGGCAGTTGCCCATCTGCAGCAGGAAGCCTTTCGCCCGCGGCCAGGTGGGAAAGGCCATGCCGCCGAGCGAGGTTCTCGCGTCGCGCCGATCGGCACCCAGTTCGAGCGGATCGGTGACCCGGATCGGCGGGCCGCCGTTCGTCACCCAGATCCCGTCCTGGGCGAGGAAGTAGACGCCGTCCTTGCCGACCGTGATCGGCTGGGAGTCGGAGGCGAAGAAGGCGAGCACCTGCGTCCCCAGGTCGATCGTTTTGAAGTTGAAGATCGGCCGGCCTTCAGCGTCTTCAGAGATGCCGTAGAAGACGAAGCAGCAGGTTTCCTTGAAGACGAAGATGTTGCGCCCGTAGGAACAGATCCCGAGGATCTGCTCGCCGTCGCCGGGGTTGAGCTCCACGAAGGCGGTCGATTCGAATTTCTCCGGCTGGCCGGGTTCGGAGAAGAAGACGTGCGACGGGGATCCGGCCGCGCCATTGGGGCCGCCGGTCAGCGTCGTGTTCGCGTAGACGAGCCGGTTGGCGCCGTCCTGCCAGGTGGCGAGGAAGTTCGCCCGCGGCATATCTTTGCCGGCGACGCCGTCCACCGTGGCGGTCGGTGAGGAGAAGGCGCCTTCGAAGAATTTGCGCACCTTTTCTTCCTGGTTGGCGATGTAGGTGACCGGGACCAGGACGCTCGAGCTGATCTTCGCGAAGCTGAGCCGACCTTCGTTGACGGCGATCGTGCCGGCACCCTCTTTGCCGGCCGAGTTGATCCAGGCCAGGACTTTGCCGCGGCGGGCGAGCACCGAGAAGACCTCGCCCAGCGGCACGAAGTCAACCCCGTGGCCAAAGATGCGGTCGTAGGCGGTGGCCGGCGCTTCGGTGGTCAGCCCTTCGACGCCCATCCTCGAACCGAGCACACCGTTGTTGTCCCAATCGACGTCGAGCAGGTCGGTCGCGTCGGCCTCGCCGACCAGCGCGGGAGGAACGCTGAGCTGCAGCCCGCCGAAGTTATCGACCGAGATCTCTGGCTTGACGGCCATCAGATGTAGTCGTTCGCCGAGCCCGTGCGGACGATCGTCTTGCCCGAGTCGTAGTTGACCCGCAGACCCTTGACCATGCTCTTGAGGCCGATGTTGAACTCACTGCGAGTGGAGGCGACGGCCTCGTAGTTGTCGGTGGTCTTGTAGGCGCGCAGGACGGCACCGTCCTCGATCACACCGTGGTAGGCGGCCGGCAGCACGGGTTCGTCACCGTCGTTGACCAGTTCGGCGGCCTCTTTCAGGTAGCGCACCACGTAGGTCGAGTTGGGATCGGTCGGGTAGACGTGCAGCGAGTTGCCGTTCTCGAGGTACCAACGGTTGCCGACACCCGTGCCCGTGAGCGCCGGGTCGTAGTGCAGCAGCACCGCCCGCTCTATGAACTTGACCAGTGATTCGTTGGTCAGGTTGCTGACCGAGAGCACGTGGCCCAGGTCGGCGATCGCGAGCGGCGCTTTGCCTTCTTTGGAGGCTTCGAGGAATGCCCAGGCCCGGTGGTCGATGATTTCCCGGTAGGCCTGGTTGATCCAACGCTTGATCCGAGCTTCACCGCCAGTGTCGGTGGCGATGTTTTCGAACCCGCGGGCTATGACCTCTTCCCTCAGTTCTTTGAAGGTGATGGCGCCACCCCCGCTCTCTCAGCGTCTCGCTGCATTTTGCGCTCGGCCGCGATCACCTTCGGCACCTGCAGGTCGGTGCGCTTGGTCAGGCCGGCGTCGCCCTTGATCCGCTTGGCGGCCCGGTAGGCCACCGCCATTTCGTCCTGGCGCTGTTCTGCCTCCCTCTCCTGCGCCCGCTTCTTGGCCTCCCGGAACTTGGCCCTCGCTTCGCGTTTGGTGCGGTGAACCCGTGGGTTCCACATATCGTTGGCGCTGAGCGAGTCCGGCCCCTCGAGCAGCCACATACCCGGGGCCCGGTAGCAGCCGCCGGGTCCGAGCAGCGGCCACCATTCGTCAACGTCACCCGGGATCTTTTTACGGATATGCCAGCGAGCAGGGTGGTCGTATTCGGTGGCCTGCTCGGGCACCCAGATGACTTCGAGTGAGGGATCGATATGCCGTAGCTCCTCCGTCCAGCGCAGGGCCTCTGCAATGTCGGTGACGGACTGACGCTCCATCGCCGCATTGATCTCCTGAGTGGAGGCAGCCTCTTGCTGGGCGAGGTGGCTGGGGACCAGAAGGTCGGGCATCGGCGACCTACTTGCCCAGGGCGAAGACGCGGACGACCACTTTCGAGGCGTCTGCGGCGCCGGCCAGCTCTTTCGAGGTTTTGGCGTTGTTCAGGTGCAGTTTCATCGCCACCGGATCGAACCAGGCGCTCGAGACCGGCGTGGCTTCAGCTTCGGAGCCGTTCTTGAGGTTGCACCATCCGGCGTTGACACGCCGCAGGCCGAGTTCGGCCGCCGTGACCGGCTCGCCTTCGGCTTCGTAGGAGTTGTCGAAGGTGATATCGGTTTCGGTCAACGTCTCGCTGCCGGGCACGCGCTGCGTGCGGACGACGACGGGCGTCAGGGCGAGGAGAGCAAACAGCAGTCGGACCAAGGCAAACATTTCGACTCCTTTGTTGTGGGGGCAGATAAGAAAGCCCGCCCCTGATTTGACTCAGGGACGGGCTGGGTAACTAGGCGAGCTGCGTGAACTGACCGACCGCACTGCGCCGGTTGGTGCACAGCTCCACGTACCACTCGAGCGAACCGTAGAGGAACGTCGAGTTGGCCTGCGGCATCAAGATGCCGTTGCCGTAGCGCTGAGTAAGCCAGTAAGGCTTCTCATCGCGGATCATGAACACGTTGTCCTTCTTGACGTACGTGAAGTCGCCCTCTGGGCAATCCTCGTGCGCCTGGACAGTCAGGTTGCCGATCTTGATCGACTCCCCGTCGCCCGTGTTCTGGCCGTCAGTCCCCTGGAAACGGACCTGTGGGTAGGTCTCGTTTTCGAGGTTTTCGACCTGCTTCAGCGACGTCCACGCCCAATCGGGGTTGACGCCCTTCTGACGCACCTTGCGCCGGCCCTTGATTACCCGCTGACGGGTGATCGCACCGCCGGTCGCGTCGGCGAACGCGGGAGCCCAGCCTGGTTCAACGGCCGGGTCCAGGTTCCCGAATTTGGCAGTGAGGCTCGCCATGTTCCGGAAACCGTTCATCGAGAAAGAAGTGGCACCCGAGCGCGACTTCGCGATCGAGATGTTGCCTTCGACTTCTTTTTCGATTTCTTTGTTCAGGGTGATCGTCGGTTTGGATTCCAATTCGCTGAAGGCGGTGACTTCCGCCTTTTCCGCGAATTTCGCCTGTTCGGCTTCCGTCCCGATGTCCACTTCCTGACCGATCGGCAACCACTGTTGCCGTGTTGCCTCGATGCCGAGCCCCAAGGCCCCCGTCGTGTTGAGTTCGAGGGTTTTGGTTTTGGCGCCACCGATTTTTTTGAACGAACTGATGAACCCAGACTGATCGGTCACGAGCTGACGCACGATCTGTTTCTGGGTGTCGGAGATGGTCCCCGAGACCTCGAGGTCGATCACGTTGGCGACGGCCAGGGAGTTGTTCCCCGTCCGTTTGATCGCCGCTGTGTCGATTTCGATGGAGTTGAACGCCCGGCGAAGAGTCCATTCCGCCTGTGCGGTCTTCTGCGAGTCCGGCGAGTTCGCTGCCCGGGTACCCGTAGGAGGCACCATCGTGAATCCACCACCGCGACCAGTGTGCACGCCGGTCAGAGCGTGGTCACCGATCAACTGCTCGGGGTTTCTGGTCCCGAGCTGCTTCATCAATTCATCTGTGTCGAGGAACTGGATCTCCAGGTTGTCCTGGGTCCAGCCCTCCTTCAGCGTCGCTTCGATTACCGAGATGTCGGTAGCCGGCATGTGACGCCTCCTTTAGCTGTTGTTACTACTCCGCGGAACCGCGCACTGCCTCGGCGGCCTCAGCCATCCGTTTGATGCGGTCCTCCCGGCTCTCAGTGGACAGGTCAACCTCACGTGTGGCAGGTTTTCCCTGGCGAAGCCGGCGGGGAGCCTTCTTCGTCTCGATCCAGTTCTGCTGTCGAGACGAGACGATCCCTTCGAGAAGGTCGATTGCGGCCTTCACGTTGGGTTTGCCCTGCTCGTCGCGGTATTCGTCCGCGTAGAGATAGAGGAAGCCGATTTCCTCCTCTGAGAATTTGTGGTCCATCTCATTCTCAGAGGCTTCGATCTGCTCGGCGATGGAACGATCCTCGGCCTGTTCCTCGGCTTTGATTTCGTCCATACGTTCGCGTTCGGCGAGGCGTTGCTCGAGCTGATCGACCCGGGGGTCGCGCGTCTCGAACTCCTCCTCGGCAAACTCCTCTTGGGCACCGTCCTCGAGGTCCCAGCCGAGAATGCGAAGGATCTCGGGAGCCCGCTGTGGGTCCTCGAGGCCTTCCACTATCGCCTGGTACTGCTCTGCCTGCGTGACTCTCTGACTGGCTTCCTGCGTCTTGCGGGTGTAGTCCGCCTGCATCCGCTTCTCAGCGGCTTCGGCGGCTGCACGCGCCTCCGGCGGGAGGCTGTCGAGATCGAAGTCCGTAAAGGACTCCGCCCCCTCGGTGCCGGGTTCGGCCTCAGCCGAGTGGTCACCTTCGGTGGTCGGCTCCTCGCCCTCTTTCCCGGCGTCTGCCTCCGTGCTTACCTCGTTGAGGAGTGCTCCGCTGCGCCTCAGCTCTCGCTGCTGCGCCGGCCAAGCCGGTTCCTCACGTCGGGCAAGCTCGAGGACGTCGTCCAGGTGAGCGAGTGCCTCGGGCTGATCCTGCCGACCGGCAGGGGCCTCAACTGCGTTCATCGTGTCTCCTTTATCCAGGGCGAGTGGCCGATGGAGCCGGGTTCGCCTGGTTTGCCGAGTGCGGGTCGCGGGTTCGGCGGTAAGTGTTATCCGGCTGGGGGAGCTTCGCTTTCACCCGCTGCTTCGGGTGAGGGCTGGTCGGGGAGTGGTTTGGCACCCTGCGGCTTGGCCGCGTTCTGCATCCCCATCTGCTCGGCGCGCTGGGTCTGCAGTTCGCTGGCGCGCATCGCGTTTTTCGTTTCGAGGTCGATCAGGCCGCGGTAATAGTCCATCGTGGCTTTCTGATCTTCGGGCGGCAGGTGGGGCCACTCGTCCGACTTCATGAAGGTCTCGATCCGCAGTTTGTGCACGGCGATGTTGTCGAAGGGCCGCGGCATCCAGCCGGGCAGCATCGTCTCGAGCACCGGGATCCCCGGCGTCGGCGGCACTTCGGTCCCGGGGATCGGTTCCCCGGTCGCTTCGTCGACCTGCGACGGCTCACCCGGCTGGGGAGGCTGGATCCATTCGACTTCGCCCGTGGCCGGGTCCTTTTTGGGCACTTCCTCGCCGGGGAAGACGGGCCGGTCGGGAATGTCCCAGAAGGTGCCGGCGCGGATCTGGCTGATGATGAAGTTGACCCGGGCTTCATCCTCTTCGTAGGACTGATTGAGCACGTCGAGGTCGTTGGAGCTGAGCGCGCGCATGACGAGCTCGGGCGGGAAGTGGCCGGGGAAGAGTCCCGTGGGCCCGACCCACGACAGGATCCGCTGTTCGATCTTCGCCTGGGTCAGCGGTTCCAGTGAGCCGGCGCTCACCCGGACATCGCGCTGGCCGCGAATGTCGGCGCCCCTGAAGTCGGCGATCGCCTCCCAGCCGGTGAGCCCGCGGAACTTGACCATGCGGTCCTCGGTGTAGCGGAGCTGCACGAGGCTGAGGGAGTCGCGGGCGAAGGCGGCGTAGGCCTCGGCCAGGTCTTCCATGAAGTCGTTCCAGGCGAGCGTGTCCTTTTCGGAGATGAAGCTGAGGGCCTGGGCCGAGCGCGTCCCCTGGGGCACTTCGAAGGTGTGCGAGATTTCGTTCATCTCGGTCTGCGCCGCGGACTGCATCTCCATGTACTCGCGGGGCATCGGCGGCATCTCGCGCCATTTGGCTTCACCTTCGGCCCAAGCGTCGGGGTCGATTTCCACGACCGCGCCGGGCTCGTCGTCAATGACACCCTTGACGGCGCCCTCGGCGGCCATGATCTGCGGGACCAGGACCAGCTGCAGGTACTCGGCCGCCTTGTTGGCGCCGTAGTCGTACTGGCGCATCGACTCGATCATCGACTGCACGAGGCCGCGATCGCGATCGCTGACGCCGTCGATCGAATAGGCGATCCGTTTGAGGAACGGTTCGTCCACGATCTCGCCCTTGTGGTCTTCGAGCGGGTAGTTCTCCACAGGGAAGATTTCCCGGCCGTTGGCGAAGACTTTGCGCTGGCCTTTCGGGTACTTCGGGCAGGGCCGCTCGAGGAACTCGGTGACGATGCAGAGGTTGCCGCCCCGCGGCTTTTCGCGGAGGCCGAGCCCGTTTTCCATCGACTTCTCGTCGGCGTCGGCCTTCAGCTTCGTGTCGCCGATGAAGTCGGGTTCGGCTTCGACCTGGTCGCAGGGGCGAGCGTGCTCAATCGCCATCCACGAGGACTCCTCGTAGGGCACACCGGGCTCCCAGATGACCTCGAGGCCGCTGTAGACGACGGGGCGAACGTCGCCCATGCCGACCTGAGAGCCGTCAGGGGCTTCGATGAAGGGCCCGATGCTGGCATCCCAGATCGGGGCGATGAAGGCTTCCTCGGTGACCAGGGCGTTCCAGACAAAGCGTCTGAAGGCACGCTTGAGCTTCCACAGCGTGTAGCCGGCGGTGAGGACTTTTTCGCTGATCCGGGTGGCGGAATAGTCTTCGGGGTCGCTGCTCGAGGGCACGACTTCATAGCCCGGAATCCGCTGGGTGGCGCCGGAGATCTTCGCCTTCAGGATCGGGCCGATCAGATCCCTCGAGCGGCGCACGCGGTGGTCGGGCTTTTCGCCGCCGGCCCACTTCGGCACCGTGGACTGTTCGACCAGTTTGAGCCCCGATTTGTCGATCGAGACGTAGTGGTTGCCGCGCGCGAACTCGACTGCCTCGCGCCGGCGAGGCGCGACCTGGTTGAGCCGTTCCCGACCCCGTTTCAGCCGTTTCTCAATCTCGGGGGGAGTCTTCCCGCCCTTCGGCGGGTTGACCTTGTCCAGCGCCGCACCCGCGGCGTCAGTGACTTTTTCGGCGAGGGCTGCGACGGCGCCGGCCATTACTCAGCCTCCTCGATCTCGCCCTCGATCGGGTCGTCCTCTTGGCGCTCCTTGGCCTGCAGGAACGCCGCGTCGTCCTCGGCCGAGATCACCCGCGCACCGCCCCCCTTACCCCGTCGCCGGGAGGAAGCGAACGGAGCAGGAGGAACGCCGCCACGGCGCGAAATGAGCCAATGCCGCTCTATGGCATGACTGCGCTCGCGCCAAGCGATGTAAGCGATCAGGACGATGCAAAGGACCTCAGCTCCCATGTGGACCGCCCTCGGCCTCTCGCAGCTCGGAGGCGAGTTCGTTCTTGGCGGCCAGTAGCTTCGGCGCCATCTCCTCGAAGTCGTCGGAGCCGACGTTGACCGAGGCCCGGTTGAGGATGTCGGAGAGCAGGCGAAGTGTGTCGGTGGAAAGCATCAGGCTGTGATCCCCACATTCGTCAGGGCGACGCGGACTGCGTCTACCGCGGTCTTCAGGGCGGCGAGTTCGGCGGCTGGGCTGCCGATCGCTCCTGCTTTTGCGACGGGTGCCGCGCCGTTGAAGCCGACACCCGTTTCGGAGACTCGGAAGAGTGAGGTTTTGGCTTGAGCGCCGATGTGGAAGACCTTGCCGGCGGTGAAGTTGATCCCGGTGTCACCCTGGACGGTGCCGGTGAGGAAAGCGTTGCCAGCGTTGGAGGCGAAGATCTTGACGTTGCCGGTCGAGTTGCGGATCGCCATCATCGAAACCGATTTGCCCTGGCCGGTCCCGATCACAACACCCGGGTCGAGGGCAGAGGCGCCGTAGAGGACCTCGAGCAACTGTTCCCCGGCGAAGTTCTTTTCTTCGCCGCCGATCACCACAGGGCCGCCTTCAGCAGCGACGGCGATCGCCGCTTTTTCGTGTTTGCCCTTGATGAAGATCGAGCGCAGCGCTTCGGAGTCATCGCGGATCGAAGCGCTCTTGACCGAGAGGGCGTTGAAGCCGACCCCGACGTCGAACTGCCGTTCGAAGCCGTGACCGAACTGGATCCCCGCCGCGGTGTCGGCGACCCCGGTGCTCTGTGCGTTGAGCCAGATCCCCATCGACTTCGAGGCACCGTTGAAGACGTAGGCGTCCGATTCCCCGGAGCTGTTTTTGATCCGGATCTCGATCGCCTGCTGACCGCCGCTCGTGGCGGTCTCTCGGCTCGACTCGAGGTAGAGCGGGATCGCCCTGCCAACACCGTTGCCGGTTACCCGTGAGAGCCCGTAGAGAGCGCCTGCATCGGCACCGGCATGGCCACCGTTGGATTCACCCGTGTGCCAGGCCGTGAAGGCGCCAGCGAGGATCTGCACCTGGCCGGAGGCGGCGGCCTTGATCGAGGAGCGCAGCGCCGTCGCGCCATCGGGGCCGTCAGTGCCTTCCGGGCCGATTTCTTCATCCACTTCGACGCGCCTCGTCGCATCGAAGCGCGAGATCGAAACGCTCGTCCCCAGCTTGACCGGATTACCCAGCGTGCCGTCTCGGAGGTCCAGCTTGTGAGCCGGCGGGGGATTAGCTGAGCGCGAACCCAGCACGTCCCCCGCCGACCAATCCGACCCGAGGTTGATGATCCCCAGTTCAGCTTTGGGATCAGCCAGGGCCGGAACGCGAGTCATTCGCGCCTAGCCCCCCAGGAACTGCATGCCGACCGAGTAGATCCATTCACTCGCGCCGGAGTGCGAGACCTTGACCCGGAAGTGCTTCGGGATCGGCAGGGCCTGCACTTCGTGCGCACCGACCGCAGCCGTCTCGGCTGCAGCGGGGTAGACGGTGAAAGCGAGCGTTTCACCGCCTGCCAATTCGGAGCCTTTCTTGGAGGCGGCGAAAGCGGTGATCGGAACGTACTTGCCGCTCGCCTCGTCTTTGGCTTCGACCAGCAGGGTGAGTTTCTCTTCGTTGTTGGGCGCTTTGGTGATGTCGAGGAAGAACATCGCCCCAGCGTCGTCAACATGCGCCGACACGTCATCGGACGGCGTGGTCGCCGTCCGTTTTTCGGAATCGAGTAGGGCGATCGATGTCTTCATCGACTAGCGCTTCCTCGAGGTCGTCTTCGCCTTCGCCTTCGAGGCCTTCTTCTTCGGGGCCTTAGCCGCGGGCTTGCTCTCGGGCTTGGCGCGCTTGGCGGCCGCCTTGGGGCGACTCCGTCGAGCCCGTTTGCGAGGGGCCGGCACCGCCGAGTCGGCCGGCGGGGTGGGATCCGGGACGCTCTCGGTGTCGTCGGCGTAGAAGACCGAGAACCGAGCGCCGCCCTGACCGATCGCGAAGACGGTCAGACCGGACTGCGGTGGGTCGTAAATGTGGACGCCATCGGCGTCGATCACGTAGGCGCTGTCGTCGGGCTCGGTGACCGCAACGTGGCCGACCGAGACGGCGAGTTCCTTGACCGGGGTTTCGAGCAACCTGCTCTTACCCGAATTCAGTGTTTGGTTAGCCGGCATTGTCAGCCAACTCCTTTCCTTGCTGGGCGTCCAGGCGCCTCAGCGTTTTGACGGTCTCTTGCAAGTGCTTGCACTGCTCCTCGAGTTCATCGGCCCGCTCTTTCTCGTACTGATGCCACGCCTCGAGCTGTATGGCCTTGCCTTCTTTCACCATCCCGAAGAGGTCGCGGGCGGCCGCTTCGATGATGTGACGATCGATGTAGAGGCGAGTCGGCTCCGGGGAGTCGATGACGACGTTGAAGTCAACGATCTCGCCCTCTGCCCGGCCGGACACGACGCACGCGCGCGGGGGGTAGGGAAGCGGGTAACAGTCTGGGTCTGCGGTGTTGATGAGCCTCACGCTGGGATCCTTTCCTAGGAGTATTTGCCGAACGGGCCGCCCACTTTGGCGCGTCCCCGTTTCGGTGCCGGACCGGCGGTGCCGGGTTTGTAGATCTTCGACGCGCCCTGGCTGCGCTTACGGCGCTCGAGCGGTTTCTCCATCGCCAGGTACCGTTTGCCATCCATCAGGTGGTCATCGCGCTTGACCACTCCGAAGCTGCCGTCGTCGTTTGGTTCGCGCCGATAACGGCCGCGCTCCCAGAGGACTTTCTTGCAGTTCTCGGCGATCTTGATGAGCGGGAAGGCCATCGTCAGCTTCTCGCCCGACTCGCTCTCCATCGTCACCGTGTGCTCGAGGCGACGCATTACTTCGAAGACGCCGGCTTCGACGTCATTGGACTTGGCCTTGCGAACTCGGATGCCGGCGTTCTTGTAGGCCTTGTCCGTTTTGATGTTGGTCTGCACGTTGCGGGAGTCGGCCGCCGGGTCGATGATCGACCGTCGCGGGGATCCGACCTCCCACTCAGCTCGTTTGGCGAAGATTTTCTCGGCCGCGTTCTCCGGCACCGCCCAACGGTCGTGCAGGTAGAGCTCGTCGTAGATCCAGAGGACGTTGTCGGAATCGAAGCCGCCGAAGACGACCGCAGTGGTGACGATGCCCGGGTCGATCGACTCGAAGCGGGCGAGGGTCTGCACGAACTCCTTCGAGAGCGGCTCGCAGACGTGCAGGTCGCGATCGAAGTTGTCGTAGACGAGGCCCTGGGCGTGGACGAAATAGCCGGACTTGCGCGCCGCCCGCATCCCCTCCGGGATTTTCGCCTCAGCTTCTTCCTTGCCCTGCTGGTCCAGGTGGGGGTTGTCGTCCTGGTCAGCGCGAACCAGGATCATCTCGTCTGAGACCCAGACGTCCTCGGCGACTTCCTCGCCCCTCTCTTCCCAGAGCTCGTCGTAAGTCCAGCCGAGCCCGTGCACCGGGGAGAAGGTGAACAGTTCGTCACCGCGGAACTCGACCAGGCGGTTGACGTTGGCCTGGCGGATCTCTTCACCTTTGGCGCCCTTGGGTTCCTCGTCGTAGTGGATCCGGTGACGCGAGGTGCCGCCGAACTTCGAGACGTCCTGTTCGCAGGTCATGAACTCGAAGAAGTTGCCGTTGGCGAAGCGCAGCTCGTGTTTCTTGTCGGAGTAGGCGCCTTCCCAGCTGCCGGTGTAGAGCTGGGCCGCCGGCACCCACTGCTGCAGGGTCTTGAGGATTTCCTCCTGGCCGCGGCCGAAGTCGGGAGTGATGATCCTGCAGAAGAACTCGTCCCAGATCTTGAACTCGAGCAGGTGCTCGGGGAGAACCTCGCGATCGACCGCGTTGATCGTGTCGTCGAGGATCCCCGCGACGGACTTGCCCGATCGTTCGCCGCCGAGGAAGACGCGGGTTTTGCGCGGGGTGCCGTGGAAGGGGGTCTGCTTGACGTGCGGGTAGTAACGCAGCAGCGGGTTGACCCGGACCCGGTCGATCAGCTCGCGAAGCTGGGCCTGGACGATCGGGTCGGCGAGGGCCTTGGGATCGTCTACCCGGATCTTCAGGCCGGGCGGCAGGGCTGAGAGGTCGAGCGTCTGGGTTGCGCTCACCCGCGCCGTCGCAGCTTGCCGGCGTGACGGGCGTGACGGCGACGCAGCTTCGGGGTCGGACGGCCGAAGGAGGAGAGGTCGGAGTAGTTGCGTTTACCGGCGGGAGGCGGCTGCTTGTAGAGCATCTTTTCGAGCAGGGTCTCGTCTGCCTTGGTCAGGAGCCGCTGCGCCGCACGCTCGTAGGGGCCGGTGGTGGCCATCGACTACGCCTCGACCTCCTCCGGCCCGGTCGGCTCGACTTCCTCCTCACTGGGTTTGCGCTTGCGTCGACGCGCGACGATCTTGGCGACCGCCTTGGCACGATCGGCCTTCTTCCCCGAGGAGTGATTCAGGCCCTCGAGGGTCTGGGCGAAACGGGCCCGCTGACCGAGCTTGCCCGAGGCCTTCGCTGCAGCTGCGAGCTTGCCGGCGGGGATCTTCATCCCCATCGGAACTCCCATCTGCGCATGTAGGGCGCCGGGCTTCTTGATCGCCCCGGCTATGAAGTTGCCTTTAGCCATTCTTCTTCCCCTTCTTACGTTGGATGCGCTCGGCTACCTCGACCATTGCCGCGGCGCCTGGTTCGGTCTTAGGGTCCGGCCTGTCGGCCGGTACAACAGCAGGTGGAGTGGGCTGGGCGAAGGCGAGCCCGAGGGCTTCGCGGATCAGCTCGGCCCGGCCGACGCCGCGCTCCTTGGCGAGTGCCCGGAAGCGCACGTCTTCGGCCGGCGAGATCCTGAAGCGGAAGGTGACCGAGCGGACCGAGTCGCGATCCTCGCGGCGCGCCATCAGCCCTTCTTCCCGTGCTGGGAGACCTTGCCGGAATTCTTGCCGCGCTTGCCGTTGATCGTGCGGTGGTTGGGGCGCGCGCGGACAGTGCGATACCGACCGACGCCGCACTCCTGGCAGGAGGGGCCGTGGCCGAAGCTGTGCTTGCAACGCCGGCAGACAAAGCTGCGCGGCCGACGACGGGTCTGCATGGGCCTCCTAGAGAGGGTCGGGGGGGTCTTCATCGGGGATCGGCCACTCCTCGTCGGGTGGCAGCTTCCCCAGGGGTACATGGGTGACATCGATGGCGACCGGTGGCGTCTGGATCGCCCAGACGAGCAGCTCGATATTGGCGCCCTCGGCGATTTGCTGGCGCTCCTCGTCGGTCGGCTCCCAGACCGAGGAGATGATCGGGTAGTCGTTGTCGTCGCGCTTCAGCGAAACCCAGAGGTCGTTGTCCTCGTTGCCGCCCTCGAGGCCAATCGCGCGAACGCTCTCGTAGGTCCGGCGAGGTCTCACGCGACGGTGGCGATCTGGGTCGCGAGCCAGAGGATGGCGACCCAGAAGACGATGATGCCGGCGACGCCGAACCAGAAGACGAGCCACTCGCGGCGCTTGGAGCTCACGCGCCCATCGGCTCCGGGATCTCGTCCTCACCGGGAGCGTCGGGATCCTCCTCTTCGCCGTCCTCGATCTCCTCGAGTTCGCGGCCGGTCTCAACGTCGCCGGCACGAGCCTCCTCACGCATCAGCTCGCGCGATTCCTCGGAAGGTGGGGGCTCCTCGGTGCCGGCCGGGTGCTCGCGCTCGACCTGCTCGCCGGGAGGACCGAAGGCCTCGATCTCCTGTCGCGCCTCGAGCGCGAGGTTGACGGCGAGCTCGACGTCGGGGATCCCCTGCGGGTCGATCGCCGCGGAGGCGACCTGGACGATCCCTTCGCGCTCGAGCAAGTTGAACTCGACCTGCAGGCCGGCTTCGCACTCGGCGAGACGGTCGATGATGTAGCCGCCGCGGGCCTCGTCCAGCATCGCCGTGAACATGCGGATCCCGGGGAGCAACGAGTGCTCGGGAGCGGTCCACTCCTGGGCGCCCCTGATGTCAACCGCGTGCATCTCCTCGTCCTCGTCTGCGACCTCGATCAGTCCGGCCTCTTCGGCCTCCTCGAGTTGGGTCTCCGGTGACATCAGGCTGGGGGCGTCGTCGCTGACCTGGCGCTCGTCCACCGTCGCGTCACGATCGCGCTGACGGGCCTTCCGACGCTGCCTACCGCGTGCCATTGGTCTCGCCCTTCTGTGGTGGGTTGAGGACTGCTTCGATGCGATCGCAAACCTTGTAGGCGGCGCCGACCGCGCCGGCCGAGACCTGCCGTTCGCGCTTGCGCTTCAGGTTCGGGCCCTCCTGACGCCGCAGCGTGGCCTGGACCCGGATCCGCCCCAGCTCCCCCTGGACCTTCTCGCGGAGCTGCTCGGTCTCCCGGCGGGCGATGTGGAGTTCCGTTTCGAGGCCGCGTTCGCGCGCCTTCAAGACGTGCATGAACTGCTTGACCTCGCGGCGGAAGCGACTCATGAGATCGGCCAAAGCTGGTCGAGGATCTCTTTCTCGCGCCGCTTCAGCACCCGGCGCCGCTGGTCGAACTCCTGGCGCTTGAGACCGTCCCTCTCGTTTTCGGATTTCACCCGCTGGGCGTGGTGCTCCTCGCGGACGATCGCCAGCTCGGTGAACAGCGCCGTGCGGTTGACATCCACGTACTTGATGTCGCGGGCGACCAAGAGCCGGGTAAGGAAGTCGAGATCGAGCAGCGGCCCGTCCGGCGTGTAGGTGATCGCGTCGCGGATCAGCGGGGTCAGCTTCTCGAGCAGCTCGGCCGCTTCCTCGGCGGCGCTCAGCTCGGGTGCGGCCGCCTCAACCATCGCGCCGCTCAGCACCGCAGTTGCAGAGCGCCTTCGACTGTCGTGCCGCGCACCAGACCTTGTGGCCGCGGGCGGACTTCGACATCCGTTTCCGTGCCTTGCCGCGCTTCTTGTTGGCCATCCACCGTTCTTCCAACCCGAAGAGAGCCATCAGTCCATCCCTCCCTCGCCCTGGTTGCCGGGGCCGTCGAGCTCGGGCGGCAACGTCTTCGGGACCTCGATCTTGGCTTCCTCGACCACTTGAGCGACGGCCTCAGCGGCGGTGTCGCCAGTGCCGATCGCGGAGCCGCCGGCCATCGGCGAGTCGGGGGCCTCGCGGCCGAAGTTCAACATCGCCGACCAGCCGCCTCTCTGTCCGACCCCGAGAGCGAAGGTGCCCTCCTGCTCGGCGCAGAACTTCTCGATCGCTGCGAGGTTGGCCTCCATCAGTCGTCCTCCCCGATCTCTGAGAGCGGCCGGGCGACGGTGACCGGGAGGAGCCAGCGCAGGAGGGCGAAGGCGGCGTCGCGTTCCTCCTTGAAGCGGCCTTCCCCGGCGCGGGCCTCTTCGCGCTGGGTGTAGAGCCGATCGATGTCGTCGGCGGGGGCCTGGACTGGGAAGGCATCGTCGTCCGAGCGGTTGACGTCAACATCGACCAAGTCGGCGATCGCGTCGATCTTCGCCCAATCAGGCCGATCTTCTTCGAGGATCTCGGCGATCGCGAGGAAGTCCGCCTTGTCCCGAATCCACGCAGGATCTGGGCCGGTGTCAACGCCGGCCTTGTCGAGGACGTTGGCCTTGATCGAGTCGATGATCGCCTCGCCGGTCCGGCCGCCGACCTCGCCGTTCTCAATGATCCGGGCGACGCGGCGCAGGCGCTCTTCGGCCTGCTCTTTGAGCTCGACGATCGGGGGCGGCGTGTCGGTGCACTCCTCAGCGATCGTCGTCTGCAGGAGAGCGGACTCGACCTCGTCGGCGATCACCAGCGAGTCGGTGCCGGTCGCGCCGGCATAGCCCTTGTCGCCCACTCGGCCGATGTCCCAGCCCTTGATCGCGTTCCAGACGGCGTCGCGGATCAGCGCCCGCCGGGTGCCCTGCGCGGGCTGCGTGCCCTGCCATCCATCGGGGATGCTGCGCTCGAACTTGTTCAAATCGCGCTCGAGCTTCCCGGGGATGGTTGAGGCGTTGCGCATCTTGCTGATCGCGTCGCCCGGCTTCGGATGCTCACTCATGCGGGCAGCTCGGAGTTGGGCTGGACGAGGACGGCGGCGTACTCGATCTGCTTGCCCGACTCGAGGAACGCCTTGGCCGCGGCAGCCTCGCCGATCGTCGTCTTGATCCCCTCGTAGCTGGGCGACCAATACGACTTGAACTCGACGTCGATCACTTCGCCTGCGGCCGACTGCAGCTTCACGGCCCATACCCTCAGCTTGCGTTGAAACACGTCTCCTCCTCGGTCGGTACGGAACTGGTCACGGTCGGCAACCTAACAGGGTCTCCGGCGGAAGTGTGGGCACACTCCGCTAATTGGACGAATTGACGAAGCGCAGCTGACTGGCGAACGTGAGCAGCGCCTTGACCTGCCCGTCCGTCAGGCCGACCTTCGGATCCGGGGTGACGATCATCCCTCTCTGCCCGATGATCGTCTGCCCATCGGGCTCGTCGTCCACCCAGGCCCAGAACCGCTTGCCGGCGTATTCCATGATCGCCCGCAGCTTCGACTCGTGGAAGCGAAGGTAGGGCCACGCCGGCCCCTTGAGTCCGAGTCCCGATCTCATCGCCTTGTGCGAGTACCCCCGCCAGGCCGATGCCCAGACCGGCTCAAAGACCTCGAGCAGACGGCCGACCCTCTCAGCCGTGCCCTCGGGGATCCAGAGCTGAGCACCGCGCCCACCCTCTGGCCGGGCCCTGGGGAAGTCGGGGCCGATCCGATTGAGGACGCCGTCGATATCGAGGAACAGGAGGGGGCGAGCTGGGCGATCGCCGGACTGATCTATGGCTGGGATTGTGGGCACAGTCGGATCCTTTGTCTCTGAGATTGTCGGTGGGGGAGGTGATTTATGTATAGGCCGGCGCTCGAACTCGGCGACTCCCCCGCCCCCCACCGATGCCTGCAGCGACCTGGGAACGACCGGAGGGCCGCGGCCGAGGCTGATCGAAAGTGGGTAGGTCAGGCATGCGCTCTCACACACTCATGCGTACTCGTGCCTAGCTGGCTTGACATTCCCTATCGAATGACAACCCATCGACGGCGGCGACCAGGTCGAGGACCTCGCGCCTTTGGCTTGGCGCGCGTCGAGCTGTAGCGCCGTATCCGACCGTCGATCGGCCCTGCTTACTGCGTAGGACGTATGTCCGCATTCGGTCGGCTCGCTTGACCTGTGCCCACGTAGTGCCGATCATCAGCGGTGCATGAACGACCAGCTACGAACAGGAGACCCGATGGAGTTCGCAGAGAGAATCGAACGACTGCGCGCGATCAGCGCCGGAATGGGCGACATGTACTCGAACGACGAGATCCTCGCCGTCGATGTCGGCTACGCCTATGCCGGTCCGCTCTCAGTCGAGCAGATGGCCGTCGAAGCAGACACGATCCTTGACGCTCTGCTCGAAGCCGCATGATCGGCGGCTACGTCTTGCCGCAGCTAGAGCACCTGATCGAACCGAAAGGAACACCTATGTGGAAGGCCATCGACCATATGGACCTAGCCGAAGTCAGAGCAGCCGCCAAGGCGAACCGCAGGGAATTGAAGCGACTGCAGAAGCGCCTAGCTGAGTTCGGCGGCCACAAGCACGGGGCGACCATCGCAGCCTATGAGCGCCGCCGCGTGAAGCTGATCGCCCTGTGTGACCGAGAGCGGCAGCTGCGCAGCGTCTAGGGCGACTGGCTTTGCCGCGGTTCGATTCCGCGGCGCCCTCTGTATCCATGAACGATCAACCGAAGGAGAAGCAATGCCCGGGATCACGACGGACCGCGAAGAGGCGGCCAAGCAACTAGCGCAGGATGCCGTGAAGGTTTGGCGGCACCTACGGCCAACGGAGAAGGACGAGTTCCGCCGAGAGGCGCAGCGGCGCATCGACGCTTACGGCGGAGTTCGCATCCATCCCACCGAAGACTCGACCGACGCGGCCAATTACGTCGGGGTGGCGATGCGAGGCCGGATGGGCGACATAGCCGCGCTGGTGGCGATTGCCAACGGCGAGGAGGTCTCGCAGAAGGGGGCCGAGCTGCTCGACCTGGACCACGACGAGCTGGTCGAGTCGGCGGAAGACCGTCTCGACACCCTGCCGCTTGCCGTCGAATCCACGACCACGTTTGAAATCGTGCTCGGCACTGGCGGGCCTGATGACCGGCTCCTGGTCGAGTGCGACGTCGTCCGCGGTGCGGACTCGGGGAGCGGCTATCTGG